CTGGAAATTCCTCTCAACAGCTTCAAAGCACTACGGGACATCTTACCCAATGTTAGCCCGAAAAAGCAGAGAGGCAGAAAGCTTTGAGTACGACGGCTTAAAGGTTGAGTTAATCGAGGTGGAGAACGCATTCACCTTAAACGGGCAAATCATTAAAATCGAGGACTGATGGAAAGACCAAAGGGAGTTATTGGACAATGGTACACTTTAACGAGTGAAGCCAAGGGGTACGATGATATAACTTATTCCAATGGATTTTCTTGGCCTTGTAATGGTGTAGACCATGTAGGAGAGCCACTTCTACCATGTAGGGTTTTATTGGGAACACATGAAACCTACCGTCTCGCCACCCCTGAAGAGATAGCAAAGGCAAAAGGGGAGCTTACACCCTACCAAGAAGAAGATAAAGAGAGGCCAACTGAACTACTCAACTTCGAGAAGCCTGACAACGTAAACCCCGAGCATTACAAGCAATTACCCAAAGAGACTATCGATGCAATGGTATTCATATGGGGAAAAGAGGCCGTTGCCAAGCACTGCCAGATGTGCGCTTTCAAGTATCGGATGCGCTTAGGACATAAGGAGGGGCAGGCTTTAGAAGATGAAGTGGGTAAAATAAGGTGGTACGAAAATAAAGCAAGGGAGCTAAGAGGGTGACAAAACGAAGCCAAGTCACATGGAAGAAGGTAAGCGATGAAGAGCGCATAGGTTACTTCAGAGGGAAGAAACGCTTTGAAGCCTACCTAGTAAAACACCAATACACCGATGACTGGAGGCTTTACCCTAACGGCTGTATCCTTCCTGAACACTTCACAAGCTGGAGGGCATTAGCCGCCCATTGCAATGTTATCGTTTACAATGAGTAAATTTGAATTATGAAAATCAGTAAGCTAAAATCCAACCCGTCTAATCCGAGAGTAATAAAAGACGAGAAATTCAAGAAGCTCGTCAAGTCGTTACAAGACTTTCCTGAGATGATGGAAAAACGCCCTATGGTATGCGTTACTGATGTGGATGGTAAGTTATACCCTTTAGGCGGCAATATGCGCCTGAGAGCTATCCAAGAGCTAGGGATGAAGGAAATACCCGAAACATGGGTAATGATGGCAGACGACTGGACAGAGGACAAGCGCAGGGAGTTTACTATCAAGGATAATGTCGGCTTCGGAGAATGGGAATGGGATCAGCTTGCGAATGAGTGGAACTCGGATTTGCTTGTTGAATGGGGCTTAGATGTTTGGCAGCAAGAGCAGGAGGTTGATTATTCTTTATTGGATGATGAAGATGTTGACAGTGAGCTTAGCGATATGGCTAACGGAGTGAAAAGGGCTATTCAAATAGAGTTTGAAAAAGAGCATTACGAAGAGGCTTATGAGCTTGTGAAGTTTTGGAGGGAGCAAGGTGCCTATGTTGGTAAGATGCTCTTAGATTACCTGAAAGCTGAAAAGGAAAAGTTGTGAAAAGAGTTGATGTTGAACTATTAAAACATAGCATTAAAATAGGTGATAATTGTGGGAGCATAAAACCTAACATAACGGAAGATTGCATATTTTACGCAGATGGCGAGCCGATTGGCTTCTTTATGCGACAGATGCCAGAGAAGGCTTGTAAGCTTGCTGATCTTGCAGATAAGGAATTGAGGAGTAAGAACGTACCAAAAAGCGAGATGAAGCGTTCTAGCGGACTTCATAGCAAAGAAGGTGAGGTGCTACAATTCAGTACTATTATAGGGAGTGTACCACCTAAGCCCCATATGCGAAGACCTTATCCAACTATAAGCAGCGTACACCAAGTCAAGTCAGCGCAAACATTCATCAAGGCTATGTTATTACTGGTAAAGGAAAGTGAAAAGCTCTTAGCCGAGATAATGCCAAAACAATACGAAAGGCAAAAAGAACTATTTGAGCGAGTGCCTAATGAATGGAAGTTCGGCAACTTGTTCACCTCATCAATTAGCAATTACAACATCAGCGCACCTTTCCATAGAGATACGGGAAACATAAAGAACACAGTAAACGTCATAATAACCAAACGCAGAAACAGCAAAGGAGGGAATTTGCACGTGCCCGACTATGGCGCAACAATAGACCAATGCGATAACTCTATATTGGTTTACCCTGCTTGGAAAAATGTGCATGGAGTAACGCCTATTGAACCCACGTTTGAAGGTGGTTACAGAAATAGCTTAGTATTCTACCCTTTGAATGCGTTTATAAATAAATCATAATGGCATACGACAAAGCGAAACTATACGAGCAGGCGAAGGAAGCCATTGAAAAGAACAATCTGTTTTTTATTGAGGACATAGTTGCGTTTATACCTTGTACCAAGCCCACATTCTATGATTACTTTCCCGTAGATTCTGACGAACTTAACGACCTAAAGGAAAGGCTCGATCAAAATAAGATCAAAACGAAGTCAGGTATAAGGGCGAAGCTGTGGAAGTCAGAGAAGGCCGCAGAGCTTCTTGCTCTTTATCGTCTTATTGCCACACCTGAAGAGCACCAAAAGCTCAATCAAAGCTACATTGATCACACTAGCAAAGGGGATAAGATTGAGATCACAAGGCGTGTGATAACGGGAGATGAAAATTGAGCTTACTTACACACAGCCACAGCTTGACATCTTCTTTGGAGCTAAAGCAAAATTTACAGTAGTAACAAAGGGGCGAAGGTTCGGAGCTACGCACGGGGCTGCACACTCATTTATTGAATGGGGACTAGAGGGAAGGCGGTTGCTATGGGGTGACACCATCAATTCAAACATAGACCGCTACGTTCAAAGGTATTTTGAGCCAGCGATGAAGGCACACAACGTACCTTATACCTGGAATAGCCAAAAGAAAGAAATGCGGATAGCTTCAGGTCATATTGACTTCAGGAGCGCAGATAGGCCAGAAAACTGGGAAGGGTTCGGCTATGATGTTATATTTCTGAATGAGGCAGGAATAATACTTAAAGATCCTTATCTGTACACAAACGCTGTTCTACCCATGCTCATGGATTACAGCGACTCTCAGCTAATAGCCGCAGGAGTGCCAAAGGGAACGAAGGGAAAGGACGGAAAGAACCACGCTTTTTACACTATGGCCTTAGCTGCCGAAAGAGGTGAGAGCAATTACAGGCGGTTATCCTTTTCAAGCTATGACAACCCACTACTCAAAACGGAGGACATTGACGAGCTGAAAGAAGAGATTAGCCGCATGAACCCACAAATGGTCCGTCAAGAGATTTACGGGGAGTTCCTTGAGGGTGCAGGTGGTTTACTTTGGGACATGGACATAATCGACAAGTTCAGAGTTACCGAAGTGCCTCAGCTTATTCGATGCTTTGTAGCTATTGATCCTGCTGTAACAGCAAACGAGAAGAGCGATGAAACGGGCGTAGTCGTGGTGGGTGTAGATGCAAACGGGCACGGCTATGTATTGGAAGATAAGTCAGGGGTGTACACGCCTAATCAATGGGCTAATGTAGCGGTTGAGCTTTACAACAAATACAACTGCAATGAGGTGGTGGCGGAGGGAAACCAAGGACATGACATGGTAGAGGCAGTATTGAAGGGTGTAGATAACACTTTGCGAGTTGTATTAGTGAGAGCAACCAAAGGAAAGTACGTGAGGGCAGAGCCTGTGTACAGCTTATATCAACTTGGAAGGATTCACCACGTCGGCTATCATTCAAAGCTCGAAGCGCAGATGGTTAGCTTTAACCCAGACCAACAAACGGGAAGCCCCGACAGGATGGATGCTTTGGTCTGGGGCGTTACTCATGCTTTAGTAAAAAACATTCAAGGCAATTCAGGCGGTTACGGAGGACGGAAGAAACACGCTGGAGGGCGTTATACTTAAGCTATGGTAAAAATCAAAATAGGCGGCTGGTCGTTCAACGTTAAAAATAAGTGGTCCGAGGTCACGTATGAAGAGGCTAAGCGATTAGCCGAAACAGAAGAACACGAGATAAGAAAGCGTGTGAACGTGCTAATGACACCACCTCTACCAGATTCGCTAAAAGTGGATCAGGGGCATCTATTAGCCCTTTACGAAATATGCAGCTTCGTTACTGAAATGCCCTTGCTCGTTGGTGATACTGTTGTATTGCCGTCTGTCAAGACTTGGAAGTTTAGAGATTTCGAGAAGTGCCGACAAGCGATAGTCAAACACCCTGAAGAATTGGCACTGGCCTTCCCTCGTATCTGTGATGTATTGGACTTTGACGAATCGAAATACTTGGAGGTGGGCGCGAAGGCAATGGATGCCATAAACGAGTTTACAAATGGTTGGGATCAATGGGGAATCTTTGACGATAGCGAGCCAAGCCAAGAGGAGGTTAATGCAGGAATAGAGAGGTTACAAGCCTTCGGTGTATTCTCTATGCTCGATAGGTTAGCGGTGAAGTATGGTGTAACGCCTGAGCAGGTGGAGGAGTGGCTTACTAATGATGTCTTTGTGAAGTGGACGTATTTGATTGAGCGCAGCAATTTTGAGGCGAATATGTCGAAGGTGTAAAATAATTCTTGTGTGGTTAAAATATCTGTTGTATATTTGACCTATCAAACAAACCAAAAGCAAAGCATCATGATGATAAGAGAATTTAGAATACTAGCAACAGGGCAAACGTGGGATGGATTTTATTTAGCTGATGGTAGTGGTGACATTCAATGTAAAACTAATAAGGGGGAGGAAATTTTTTACGATTGGGAATTTGAATTGCTTTCATGAAATAGTATCAAGCCCCCTAACACGGGGCTTTTTTATTTGCGTAAATTTGCCACATGGCAACAACAAGCACCGCAAGCTTCTCACGCTTCAAGACTTTCAACGAGGCTATCTTATCAGCTTTAGTACCTGATCTGAAATTCGCTTCGGGAACCTGGGACACTATCAGCACCGAAGTAATAAACGACCAAGAGCGCGTATTTGCTTTCATC